AATTGAAAATTTGTATGTGTGGTGCATTGCTTTTCCACTGTGCAGTTCATAAAACACATTGCTTTTCAATCCAACGTGATGCGCACCTAACATTACACGTTCCACTGCCTGATCAAAGTATGTTGTACTGATGCAATCATCATCACCGATTATCATGTAGCAATCAGCATCTGTCCATACATGCGCGTGCAATACAGCAGCATTCCATTTTTTGCCCGGTATATTTTCAATTGTTAGTACATGCTCACAGTAATCACTGCTTAATTGGTAATCTTCATTTTCAGTAACAGCAGCCACCACTTGTATGCGGTGATATGATTTACTGCGCAAGCGATCAATACAATTGAATGCAATGCGTGATACATCAGGGCGATTGTTTAGGCAGGTAATGATGGTTACATCCATAACTTATATGAAATTATTTGCGTGATATGTTAACGCATAGGTAATGCGTGATAATGCACTACAATAATACATAATTACAAATAGCTATGAACATAAAAGAAAATTTGAAAGCTATTTTCCAAAAATTCAATATCAATCCGGAAGTGCATGGTGTGCAGTTCAGTGATGATTCAGCTGATGCTGTTGCAGAAATCAAATTGGCTGCATCAGGTAAGTTAGCTGATGGCACTGAAATCTACAGCACAGCAGATACATGGGGCATTGGTGTTGATGTATTTACAAAAGATGCTGATGGCAATCCTGTTGCTTTGGTTGAAGGTGAATACACATTGGAAGATGGCAGCACTATCAGCGTTGGTGCTGATGGAATGATTGCAGAGATTGAATCTGCTGAAACCAAAGAAGAAATGAGCAGCAATGATCTATTGGCTGTGATTGATTCTTTGTCTAATCGTGTTTCTGCATTGGAATCAGAGCGCACTGAATTGTCTGCACAGCTTGCTGATGCAACACAGAGCAATGAAGCAGTTACAAAAGAATTGGCTAACACCAAAACAGAATTGAGCGCATTGAAGAAAGCACCAGCTGCTCCATCAGTACGTGAAAATTTCAGCCGTGTTGCTGTTCGTGAATCAGTAAAAAATGAAAGCGTGAGCGATTTGATGGAGCGCATTCGCAGTAAAAAATAATTTCATCACCAATTAAATACTAAAAAAGAAAATGCCAACAACATTTAACCTCACCACCACATATGCAGGTGAATTGGCAGGTGAGATTGTACGTAAAGCGTTATTGCAGAACACAAGCATGCAATACGTTAACCTGCGCGAAAACATCCCATTCAAATCAGTCGCACGTAAGATTGATGACACCGTAACATTTGCGAACGGCACATGTGATTTCACACCTGTTGGAACAATTGCACTCACAGAGCGCATTTTGACATTGGAAGAATTCCAAGTGCAACGCCAAATTTGTAAAAAAGATTTCTTCGGTGACTGGTCATCTGCTGATGTAATGTCAGGTCGTGTGAATACTCAAATCCAAGATGCCATTGTTGAGCGTTTGGTGAACGGTATTGCTGCAAATCTTGAAACAGTAATGTGGACAGGTGCAAATGCAACAGCAGGTCAATTCGATGGATTCAACACATTGATTGATGCTAACGCAGGAAGTGATATCAACTTTGTTACATCACCTGTAGCATTGACATCATCCAACATCCTCGACAAAATTTGGGCGTTGATTGCTAAATGTCCAACAGCTGTTAAAGGTGCTGCTGAAAAGCCATTGATCTACATGAACAACACCACTTTTGAGTTGTACATGCAGGCACAAATTTCAGCAGGCAATGGATGGTACGCAACAGCCGGTCCTGAAGTAGGTCGTCGCTTTGTTGGTATGTACGAAATCGCTGTATGTCCGGGAATGCCTAACAACACTATGTACATGGTGCAGAAATCTAACTTGCATTTAGGAACATGGTTGACCAACGACATGAACGAAGTATCTATCGTTGACATGACTCCAATGGATGGTTCACAAAACGTGCGTTACGGTGCGCGTTTCTACTTGGGTGCGCAGATTGCTGTTACTGCTGATGTTGCAGCATACGGACCTGGTCTATCTTAATAATAAATAATCAAACCACTGCATGCATTCACGTGTGTGCAGTGGTTTTCACCAATTAAAAATTTACAACTATGCCATGTAGTTTGACGAAGGGCTATACATTAGATTGCCTCGAAGGTATCGGCGGTGTTAAAGAGGTCTTTATTGCTAACTGGGATGATTTTGATTCAGGTATCACGTTTGATAACGCAACAGGTGAAATTGATACATTGCCTACTGCGACTATCTTTCGTTATGTACCATTCAGATCATCTGCATCATACATCGAAACACCACAAAAGAATTTGGAAAACGGCACATTGTTTTTCGAGCAAAAAGTAGGTTGGACATTCGGTAAATTGTCGCAAGACAAGCGCAACGAATTTCTGAATCTTGCCAAAGCAAAGTGCATCATCTTTGTTCGCACATTTGATGACCAAATTTTGTGTGTTGGTTATGGTAGTGGTGCATTCATGACAGAAGGTAGCGTGCAATCAGGTCAGCAAAAAGCAGATTTGATGGGTTATCAAGTGATGTTTACTGCTGAGGAATTAGAGCCAGCATCACATTTGGAATCATACACGACTACACCATTCGATAACTTCGGTGATATCACCGTTGATCCGCCTTACAGCGTTGTATCATAAGTTAGTCAATAAGTAATTCAAAAGGGCAGGTATAACGCCTGCTCTTTTTTTTAATTTAGTAAACCAATGATTTATCTAATTACAGATACAGCAAATCAAACCGTGCGATTGTCATTGGATGAAGGCAGGCAGTATTACGCAACAGCATTTACTGATTACCTGATTGTATTAACGCACGAAGAAAACAGCACAGTGGGTAATGAATTGGCACAGGTTGCCACCATTGTTGCAGAGAATAGAAGATACACGCAGCTTACCATTACCACAGATACACTAACATTAGCCGGGCGTTATCGCTATGAAGTGTATGGACAAAATTCAGCAGTCAACACTGATCCAACAAATGCATCAGTAGTAGGATTGATTGAACGCGGAACAGCTGTACTTACAAATAATACTACTTATTACGATGTCGCAGACAACACCATCGAAGATGACATTATCTACCACTGATAATAAACCATTGCCATCTGATGTAATGCATTTGCAGATGGCTGCTTACTCACCTGTTGCTGATACTGAAAAGGTAGATCGCAAAGGATGGGTAAATTTTGGTGATGACAATTTATTTCCAATGTACCTGCGTGAATTGTCGCAGACATCACCTACACATGGTGCATTGATTAAAGCAATCGGTGATATGATTGCAGGTAAAGGTGTATCATCAGAGCAATACCAAAACGAATTAGATGCATTGCATGTTGATACGGTTGTGTATGGTTGCGCACATGATTACAAATTGCATGGTGGATTTTATATTGAAGTCATTTGGTCCAATGATCGCAGCGTGATTTCCAAAATCAATCACATACCATTTGAAGAATGCCGTATCGCTGTTGATCAAGATGACGAATCAGAGATTGGTATTTATCATTCACCTGATTGGTCTAACCTGCGTAAGAAAAAAAATGCACCAGCGTTCATTCCTAAATTCAATCCGCTCACAAAGATGGAACATCCGGTGCAGGTGTATTGGTGTTTCACTTATACAGGTAGTCAAATATATCCACGTCCTGATTATTGGTCAGCAGTGAATGCGATTGAAACAGATAGATTGATTTCTATATTCCAATGTAATCTATTGAGCAATGGAATGTTTCCAAGCACTGTTGTAAATTTCTATAATGGTCAGGCAACACCCGAACAGAAGATGGCATTGATGCGTGATTGGGAAAACAAGCTGACAGGTGCAAGCAATGCAGCCAAAGTGATGTTCTTTTTTAATGAACGTGAAGCGCAGAAAACAGAAATCGAAGCGTTCCCAATTAGCGATCTTGATAAGCAATTTGACATGATCAATTCGCAAACGCAAGAGAAGATAATTACAGCGCATCGTATTGTCACACCATTGCTTGTTGGATTACGTAGTGGCACTGGCTTTGGAAGCAACAAGGATGAGATGGCAACAGGTTTGGAAATCCTGACCAATCAGGTGATTGAACCTGCACAACGTAAAATCAGCGATGCATTGGTTTACATATTAGGTGAGCAGATGCCTAACCTTGCATTCAATATCAAACCAAACACACCACTAACAACACAGCAGGCAGAAGCAGCAACAGTAGATGGTGGCACAACAGATGTAGCAGCAACAGCATTGAATGGTGCGCAGATTACATCATTGGTGGATATCGTAATGCAAGCAGCATCCGATATGTTGCCTGTATCATCAGCAAAAGCAGTGGTGCGTGCATCGTTCCCAACACTATCAACTGCACAGGTGGATGAAATTTTCAAGGATGTACAGCCCGGAAGCATTGCACCATCGCAGATTCAGCAGTCATTGTATAAAAAAAAAGTAGATGAAGCATTCGATGATGATGCAGTAGCTGATGCACTCATTGAATTAGGCGAAGATGCGCAAGAAGATTGGGTGTTGATTGATGAATACGAAGTGGATTACGATACAGATGATGCAGACAATGAGCGTATCATGTCGCACAATTTTGTAAGTACAGGAAGCGCACGACCAAATGCAAAATCAGAGCAGGACAAAACCATTGATCAAGTAAAGTTCTATACACGTTACAAATACAGCGGTGAAATCAAACCAAATTCACGTGCGTTTTGTCGCAAAATGATTGCTGCTGATAAGCTGTATCGCAAAGAAGATATCATGCAGATGGGCAATAGGATTGTGAATGAAGGATGGGGTCCACGCGGAGCTGATACATATTCGGTGTGGTTGTTTAAGGGCGGTGGGGCATGTGGCCATGTGTGGCGGAAAATGACTTTCGCAAGTGCAAAAGGATTTGGATTGGATTTGTCTAATCCTGATTTAAAAGAAGCATTGGATGTACGTGTAAAGAAAGCAGGTTATAAGGTGCGCAATAATCCAAAGGTGGCACAACGCCCAATTGACATGCCTTACAATGGCTTTCTACCTGATAATCCACGATTCGGTAAATAATAAAACACAGACAAATGGCAGAAGTATTATTCATCAACGAAAACTACATAAAGAAATACACCACCATCAACGGTGCTGTTGATCCTAATCTATTGTACCCGGCAATCTACCTGTCACAGGACAAATGGGTTGGTCCATTTTTAGGTGATGACCTGTTGAATAAATTGAAAACGGATGTATCTAATAACACTGTTGCTGGCAATTATCTCATACTGCTTGAAGATTACGTACAAAAAGCTGTGTTGTGGTGGACGATGGTTGAAGTCCTGCCTAACCTTACTTACAAAATTGACAATGGATCATTGGTGCAACGCATCAGTGAAGATGTGCAGGTGATTGGCAACACGACATTAGGTGATTTTATTGATCGTGCAAAAGCGAATGCTGAATACTATACAACGCGATTGGTTGAATACCTGTGCGCCAATAGCCATTTGTTCGTTGAATACAGCAGCAACGTTTACCCGGAGCGTTCACCACGCACTGATGTGATGAACATGCAGAATTACATATTTACAAGTGGCAACACAGCCACATCATACAAGCAACAAACGTACACCAATCTATTACCTAAATTACCATTATGAGCGTTGATCGCAAACAGCTTAAAAAGGAATACACACAGCGGTTAAAAGATTATGAGAGAGCAATGTTGCAGGCATTAAAATCACATGCAAATTCTACATCTAAAAAAAGGAATGCAGATAGCACTGATAACAATGGCAGATGAACATTACGTGCGCGTAGGTAACACGTTGCCCACTGCACCATTCGTTGATATGGAAGGTGAAGTATGGACAGCGAATAATGTGGATGTATATCTGTGTGCAGAGAGCGAAGATTTACTTACTGATCCATCGTACAATTTGCGTGATGTACACAACTACCTGTATGCGCTCGTGTGCGATGATTTACCTGATTACTTAATTCAATCACCATCTAACAATTGACATGAAATTCATTGACAGCATTATTCATTGGTTATCTGATTGGTCACTATATATCACTAGCATCATGATTGGTGTTACTGCAAAAATCAGTTATGAGATACGCAGTGGTCGCAATCTTAAATTGGTGCAATGGATTTGGATATTGACTGCATCGGTTGTGTGTGGTTATGGTGCATCAGTGTTTTGTAGGTATAACGAATGGACTGCACAAAGCGGATTTATTGTGCCTGCTGCCACGTTAACAGGTGAACGCATCCTGATTTATGTGATGGATAATTGGAAAAAATGGTTACTGAAATTGGCTAAATAAAAAACGCACCATTGCTGATGCGTTGTTTTACCTTAACCTTTTGATGTAATAACAAAACCTCAATATGAGATGCGTTCCACGTTTGGATTGCTTAATCAAATATATATATTATGCCTGATAAAAAAACCCTGTTTGAAAAATTAAAGGAATCAAAATTTGGACAATTTGTGTCCAATAAAATCACACCGGTTGCTGGCGATATTTTAGAAGTCGTTGGTGATATCACAGGTGTTGAAACCATTGAACGTGTAGGTGAATTCCTGAATAAGAAAAAGGATGAATCACCACAGCTACGTGATGCTGCTATTGAATTTGAACAGTACAAATTGCAGTGGCAATTAGAGATTCAACAGCTGTTGCTATCACATGAATTAGAAGTGTACAGAGAAGAAGTAAAGGATCGGGATTCAGCACGCACACGCGAATCATCATTCACTGCATCATTGGGCAAACGTGATTGGTTGATGGCTGTGGTGGTGATCAGTGGATTGCTTGCATTGATTGGTGTGATTACAACACTGGTGTTTGTACAGATACCTGCGGAAAATCAGCGATTAGCTGACATGTGTTTTGGTGCGGTGATGTCTATTGGTGCATCCATCTTTTCGTATTACGTAGGTAGCAGCAAATCAAGCCACGCAAAAGATGAAACAATAAAAGCAATTATCCATGAGCAGAATCAAGGTCAGTGAGTATTTCCATTTGGATGAATTAGTGCCACGTTCACTAATCATTAGTCGCGGTGAAAATGCATTACAAGTGATGGACATGCGCATCATCAAAGCA